TCAGCATCTCATTCACAACTGCGGGAGGAGGAACTGGATTAGCGGCAAGAGCAGCGGCTTCCGTGGCAGAGTCAATGGCCAGCCGGGCGCGGAAATTAGCGGCGAAGCGGGCTCGGGCTGCCTGGATCATAGTGACGACCTGAAGATAAGTCAACGTTCCCCGAGCGGGGCGGGAAACCCAGCCCCTCTCACCTTTAACGCACATTTGGTGCTTAAAGACAAGATGGGGCAGGGACGCGCCAAGAGTGGGGTCGCTAGCATACAAAGCCTCCAAACGGAGCACATCCAGCTCCGTGGTTCCCGGCTTTAGCCAGTCGGGATTCAAAGACATCTCAAAGGCCAGGAAGCGGCGGAGGAAAGCTCCAGCATCCGTAACATCAGGTTGATCCGCGTTAATCGGAAGATTGCTGGTAACAATGACCACCTCACTCGTAAACACAACCCCCTTCTTGAAAGCCATGTTTAGAGTATAAGGGTTGCTGGAGATCATGGGCACCAGCTCATTAGCACGGCGGCGAGAGTCAGCGCTGCAGGCGTAGTCGTCAATCACAGCAACTGGCTGGTTCGTGTAACCCGTCGAGAACGCGTCAACTTCGTTCTTGAACCAGGCGCGTTGACTGGGCATGACTTCCGGGTAAAGACGAGCAAGCAGGTTAGACACACAACTTGACTTCCCAACACCTCCGGTTCCGTACAAGTAGACACCAACAGGCGTCTGGCGAGTGGAAAACCCGGAAACGGTGGCAGAGCAAATGCCAATGTAAGACTTGGCTTCCTGGAGAGTCGTGTGCACAAACGTCCGAATAGGAGAGGAGCTCGGGAAATGCGCGAGGACCTGGGGCGCATAGGCCGAAAGGCGCTCGTAAGCGGCAACGGCATTAGTGCAGAACTCGCGATCGCTCATGCAGACGACGCTCTCACGCGCCTGCCGCGAGTTCAAATTGCAAAGCTCAGTCGTCAGGAACTTCAGTTCCTCATCATCAATGTGATCAGGACCGACCAAGAAGTCGAGGTGCTGGGTGATGACATCAGGCAGTTGCGAAAAAAGCCAGGTCACTCCCTTTTCAGCCACAGCCACCCCAGCGGCGAGTCGAGTAACCCGCGTAAGGGCCATGGAGAGCGCTTCAGTTTTCCCCATCCCGGAGGGGAGCCCAAAAAGAGTCAGGGCGGCAGCCAAGACCACACTGGGCCCGGAGAGATCGGCTTCGCAAACTACCTCCTTATCGTTTCCAGGAGATTGGGACGTGGTTTTCCCAGAAAGATAGGATAGCGTTTTGCGAATAGCTGAAACAGCAGCGGATAGGGCATCACAGCCCAGGCCAACCAGCATTTCCAGCGTTGGAAGAATATGAGAAGTGATGAAGGAGCGAGCCTTAGCAGCAGCAAGGATGGCAACAAACACCAGAACGAAAAACCCCACGACTCTTTTGTGGGATTTCAAAGTTTGAACGACAGAGGAGTTGGTCAGGGCGTCCAACCGTCCAGAGACAGCAGAATGAATCTGGGCAATGCTGGCCATGAGAGGTCCCAGGCGAGCATTTGCACTTCCGACAGCGTCCGCTCCCACGTCAAGGGCACCCTCAAACTTCGTCAAAACACGAGAGAGTTGAGAGGGGCCAGAGACCTTGGCATAGACGGACTTCAGCCGAGCCGCAATTCTCTTACGCAGAGAAGAGGCTCTTGCTAATGGAATAATAGGTTCAGCGGCGGGAGCGTCTTGATGTTCAGGAATGTCATCAAGCATCTCATCGGCGCCGGGGTCCATTTCATTGACCACGTCGCGGCAGCCGGAGCAGCCGACAAAACGGCAGCCCTTAGCAACGAGACAGGCCCGAAGCGAAATAAGACTGTTCGCCTCGGGGCATGAATAAAAAGCCTCATCGGCCTCAAAGCACTCCCGACAACAAGTGCGCATAAAGCCAGAAGCCAGGCACTGGTGAC